AACCAGCTCCTCCTCCAAGGCACTTGGCACGACAAATTTCCACGAACTCTTGTCCAAAACGGGGGCTTTTCTTTGCGTAGCAAGCGTTTTCTAGAAGCGCCAAACCGTTACGGCATTGTTCACAACCACGCCCAAGACATTCACCTCTGGAATGAGGACGTGCAGCTCTCTTGTCTGAAACGCCACATCTTTGCTGAACACGGCATCAAGTACGCCTCTGAGAAGACTATCCGAGATTTCTCCCTAGAGAACGTCATCCCAACATTCCATGATGACTTTGATTTCAATCGTCTTCTTGGTTGCCACAACACGGCTTTTAAACTTGTGTCAGACACACACATACTGGTAAACCCTGTGTGCGTTACCTCACATAGAGCGCCAGACTTTCTTTCCTTTTTGCAATCCATTGGATACACCATCGAGTATGTTGCCCCAGACCATACCCAAGCGTGAACTCCTTAGAGTCATCAAACGCCTTATCAAAGACAAAAACAGAGGCATCTCTGTCAAGCTCTTTGCCGAGCTGTGTGGTGTCAACAAGGAGCATTTGCTTGATGTATTTTTCTACCGCACACATCCTTTGACCGAGTACATCCAAATACGGGTCAACAAAGGATACAACTCATGGCTAAAAGGCGAAGTAGCCGTTATGCAAAATAGAGACAACACACGGTTTGTGGAATACAGACGCGAACCAAAGCCCCTACTAGCAAGAACCACGGGTTTACACCTAGTCAATGGGGAGATAAAGATTAAGGTAGGGGTGGCTAATCGCGGTGATTACTCAGGTCAGACCTTAGATGAAGCACTTAAAAGGGGATAACTATGGCTGTGCTAAAAGACTATAAATGCGACAAACACGGGTATTTTGAGAGCAGAGAACCCAAATGCCCAATGAAGAACTGCTCCGAAGAGGTGTATGTTGTCTTCTTGCAAGCGCCCGGACTCATGTCCGACTCGACCAAGAAGAATGACAAAAACATCAAACAACTTGCTATGGAATTTGATATGACTGATGTCAAGTCCACCCGCGAGGGCGAGAATCAAGCAGGGTTCTTTACCCGTAAGAACAAGACCTCTAAGCGCCAGCTTGAGAAAGAGGCTAAGATTGCCGCAGAACGTCCAAGAGAGCCAAGACCGGGTGACGCTGCTATCTGGGGTGGTGATAGCCGTTATAGTATGAGCAACCTACTCAGAGGCAATGCGGTTAGACCAGTCCGAGATGAAGCGGTATCCATTTTGCCTAAAGATGTAGGAAATTTGACTGGACCTAAGATGGCTAGTTATACTGCCGACCATGAAAACCTAAGTCTGAAGAAATAATGCGGATACCATCCAACGAACTTCTTAGAGAACAGTTCTACCGTGACTTGATTGAAAAGTGCATGGTGTCCTTGCAAGAGCGCAAAGGTGACTACGCCTCTCTGCGTTCTTTCTTCCTCTTTGGTTCTGGTCCTGATGAGTCTCCGACCATCTTCAACAAAATCTATCCCCACATTGACCAACTAACATCGTTCCTCTACTCAGCAGAAACGACTCGGTTCTCCATCAATGTCGGGGCTTCTGTCCCAGACCAAGAACACATCAAGATTCCTCGCTTGACGCTTGCGCTCAATGACGAGTGGCTTAACTCCAACGCAGACCAAGTGTTTAGTTCCGCACTAACTTGGGCGCTGTGTTTCAACTCTACATTCATCAAACTTGTCTACAACAACGGCATACACCCATACATGGTTGAACCAGCCAGTATGGGAGTGCTGAGAGAAGACACCCCTTATACAGACCGGCAAGAAGCCCTCGTTCAAACTTACTACATTACCAAGTCTGAGCTTTACAACCGGCTGTATTCCCATCCCAAGCGCGACTCAATTGTTAAGCGCATCACGACTAGCGTACACACCAAGACTGAAGACTTGCCCGAAGGCGTTGACCGTATTGTCATGTCTCAGTCAAACCCCACCATCTACGGCAACGTCAACCTAGACCTCTCAGGCATGAACCGCTACAAAGCGCGTGTGGCTGAAGAGACAGTCAAGATGTATGAGCTGTGGGTGTGGAATGATGATATTGAAGACTATCAATGCGTCACAATGGCTGAACCTGATGTCTTTATCTATGACAGACCCGGTGCATCTATGTTCCTCAAGGGTGAATTGCCCTTTGTGCAAATATGCCCGAACCCTCAGTATGACTATTACTGGGGACAGTCTGAGGTACAACGCCTGATATTCCTTCAGCAGTTACGCAGTAACCGCATGACTGAGATTCTTGACTTGCTCTCTAAGCAAGTTAACCCGCCAACAGCCCTCACAGGCTTTACTGGCATCTTGGATGAGAAGAACTTTGCTCTGAACCGTGCTGGTGGCTTGTTGGCAACCGATATGCCTAACGCCAAGGCTGACAGACTAGCCCCTGATATGCCAGCATCACTCTTTGAAGTGATACACGAAGTAGACGCTATGTTCTCAGAAGCATCTGGCATCTCCTCTGTACTGCAAGGCAAAGGCGAATCAGGTGTGCGTTCCTCTGGTCACGCATCCCAATTAGCCCGTTTAGGGTCTAGCAGAGCCAAGAAACGCGCCCTGATTGTGGAAGATTCGCTAGAAAAAGTGGCTACGTTGTATCTAAAACTGATGCAAGCGTATGACAAAACCCACTTCAAAGACGAAGAAGGTCATCAATTCATTGCCGAACAGTTCACAAAAGACTATGTGGTTAAGGTAGATGCCCACTCTAACTCGCCAATCTTCACAGAAGACTTGCGTCAGTTGGCATTTAATCTGTTCAAAGCCAAAGCTATTGACACAGAATCTTTGCTTGACTTGCTAGAACCTCCAATGAAACAATTGCTCAAGGACAAGCTGAAGAAGAAAGAAGCGGCTGCCGCTAATCAACCTCAACAGCAAGAACCGCCCCCCAAAGGCAAACCTGACTTGAAGGCAATGTAATGGCAACACAACAGTTAACTCCAAAAGCAGACCAACCTAGAGTCACGACTGGTGAACTAGGTCGCTCAGAACGCTCTGGTGCTGGTGGACAATTGCAATACAAGAATGTTGATGTTAGAGTCAACCCCGCAGCAAAAGCAATGCGCTCGATGCGCCAGATTAGCCGAACCTAAAGGAACACATCATGTACGGAAAAAAGACAAAGCGCGGTCGTAAGTCCTGTCGCTAAACAGTTTCCCCGAAAGGGAAATGGGTGTGGCTTCCTTCCCAACTCAAAAGGTCGCCGCCTCTAACATGGAGAAGACTATGCGTAAAGCTCGTAAAGGTCGTAAGAGCCGTAAATAATTGACGGGGGTTTTGCCCCTGTTAATTGTTTGGTTTGACCACACAAATTCCTTTTGGGGGCTGGAATCAAAACTTGCCCCCTACTTGACAAACTACAATAGTCTGATTTAATCGCGACTGTTGAACAGATAGAGGATGTTTATGGCAACCGATGCAAAGATGATGGACTTGATTCGCTCACAGCAAGGTGGAGCAGGGACAACTACCCCTCCAACAACTCCAGAAGCATCAATGTCGGATGCGTCAACACCCCCGATGTCTAGCCCCATGTCTACGCCTGAACCCAAGATGGGAAACAAAGAAGGCGCAATGGTCAACATTAGCATGGCAATGGATTTGATTGAACAAGCCTTGCCAAGCCTCGGTAGCGAATCTATCGAAGGTCAAAAAGCCCTAGCTGCTATTCGCAGTCTCACAGGACTGTTAGGACCGAAGAAACAAAAAACTGGTGAATTACAGCAGTCTGAGATTATTCAGATGCTACAAAACTTGCCTCAAGCCGGAGGCGCAACGCCAGAAGGTCGTGCAATGTCTCAAGCCCCGGCTGTTCCAAACCTACCGCCAATGCCGGGCGCAGCCCCTAGCCCCATGTCAATGCCGGGTGCTGGTGGAGGCGGTGCTTCTCCTCAACCAACTCCAATGTAAGGAAAAATCATGGATTTGTTCAAACCCCGTGGTGCTAACAACCCACGCAGACCTACAGACAACAACCAACAAAACGGTGTTGTAACTAACACTCCTCGCTTCTCTCAATTGGGTGGCTTGGACTCTCCAACTGCAACTGGTTCTAAGAACAAGATGCAAGTTCAAAAGCCCGGTGACGGCAAAAAAGTAATTTAATTTCGTTAGGGGATAACTATGAGTTTAGAAGACATGAGTTTTGAGCAACGCGACCAAATGGCGTTGCTTATGCGTGA